TTTATCTATGCATCAAGTATTGTTGTTGCCATGAAAAAGCTCAAACTTAAAGAAGATGAAGACGGCAACAAGATTTCAGACGTTATGGGTATTCGTGCCGCATGTAAAGTTATGAAAACACGTTATGCTAAACCTTTTGAAGGCGTACAGGTTAAGATTCCATACGAGCAAGGCATGAGCCCATATTCGGGACTCACTGATTTAATTGAGAAAAAAGGATTGCTTAAGAAAGAAGGCAATAGTCTTGTGTTTACTACTAGCGAAGGTGAGATTATTAAGAAGTTCCGCAAAGGTTGGGAACGCAATGATGATAGTTGCCTAGATAAAGTTATGTCTGATTTTGGAAATCAAAAAGAAACGGTAAGTACATCTGAATCAGAACAAGAGGAGTAATTACAATGATGGTTGAATTTGATATTTGGAACACACTTAAAAGTTATATAAACAATTTAGATCGTGCCAGTGCTGCCGAAAATTTTATAGCAATATTAATTGATGAACATGGTGCAGACCCTGCAGAGTTGCGTGACGCATTTAAAAGCGACAAAGACTTACGCCGGGCACTTGACCCACTAGTTCAAGACGACAGCGAACCTTCGGAAGATGATGAAGATGACGAAGATGCAGAATTTGATTACGATGATGAAAACTGGGAAGACTGATGTGGTATAGTCGTGTTGTTTCTGACCTAGGAACGATACCAGATTTTATTTCCTACTATGAACAAGAGTTACAACATGCCAAGCATGAATGTAAAATCTCGGGCATAGTAGAAAAAAATATCACAGCATTGCCTGGTATTACCGAGCATCGCTTTAATCAATTACAAGAAATTGAAGCGGTGCTTAATTATCTCAATATACAGTTACGTAAAATTAGACGCCGGCATTTTCAAAAATATCTTGAAGGATATGCAAGAGCGCTGAGTAGTCGTGACGCTGAAAAATATGTCGACGGTGAAGACGAAGTGATTGACTTTGAAACACTAATCAACGAAGTAGCTTTGCTACGTAACCGTTGGCTTGGTGTTATGAAAGGTCTTGACACCAAGCAATGGCAAATGGGCCACGTAGTACGATTGCGTACTGCTGGCATGGAAGATATACAAGTTTAAAGGAATTTATGAGTTATTTGTTCACTAGTGAATCAGTAAGTGAAGGACACCCGGATAAGATTGCTGATGCCATCAGCGATGCTGTATTAGATTTGTTTATGGCACAAAAGAATCCCGCACTACGCTGTGCCTGCGAAACCTTAGTTACAACTAATCGTGTTGTTATAGCCGGTGAGTACAAAGGATATGTGCCGTCAGAATCAATTGACAGTGCTGTACGTAGAGTTATTAGAGATGTTGGGTACGAACAATCCGGGTTTGATTGGCGCAACGTAGAAATTACTAACTTGTTGCACGGGCAAAGTGCCGACATTGCTTTAGGCACCGATACATTTGGCGCAGGTGACCAGGGATTAATGTTTGGATATGCTTGTAACGAAACTGATGTATTCATGCCCAGTGCTATCTACTGGAGCCATCGTATTGTTGAAGAACTGGCTAAAATTCGTAAAGTGGGGACAGTTGTTTGGTTAGAGCCAGACGCTAAAAGTCAAGTAACTTTTGAATACAATGATGATGGTACTCCTAAGCGTATTGCTAAAGTTGTTTGTAGCACACAACATGCAGAAAGTGTAGAAATTGAAAAAGTTCGAATGGTAGTAGAAAATATCATTCGTGGTGTATTACCTGAAAGGTTTGTAGACAATGATACTGAATTTTTTATTAATCCTACTGGCAGGTTTGTTATTGGCGGACCTGATGGCGATACAGGTCTCACAGGTCGTAAGATTATTGTTGATACTTACGGCGGCTATAGTCCTCATGGAGGCGGTGCTTTTTCCGGCAAGGATCCTACTAAGGTAGATCGCAGTGCCGCTTATATGATGCGATACCTTGCCAAGAATATTGTGGCCAGCGGGCAAGCACCTTGGGCTACAGTACAGATCAGTTATGCAATTGGTATGGCGCAGCCAATGAGCTTCTATGTTGAAACTTCTGACACCTCCCAAGGACGATTACTAACCAAGTGGATTGAGAGTAATGTTGATTTAACTCCACATGGAATTATCAATCGATTCGACTTGTTTAGACCTATCTATAGTTCGACTACAAACTATGGACATTTTGGCAAAGAACAATTGCCCTGGGAAAAAGTAGACCTATTCTAAATCATGTTTAAATACAGACATGAAAATTGTTATAGTTACTGGCGGGTTTGATCCCGTACACTCCGGACACATCTCCTACCTCAACCACGCAGATCATTTAGGTGATCACTTGGTTGTGGGTTTAAATTCAGACGCATGGCTTGCCCGTAAAAAAGGTCGGCCTTTTATGCCTTGGCGCGAGCGCATGATTGTATTAGATAACCTTCACATGGTTGATGAAGTTATTGAATTTAATGATGATGACGGGTCAAGCATAGACGCAATACGTAAAGTACGGGAAAAATACCCCAATGATGAAATTATTTTTGCCAATGGTGGTGACCGCACTAAAGAAAATATTCCAGAAATGGTATTTGACGATGTAGAATTTGTATTTGGTGTAGGCGGTGAAGACAAAGCAAATTCTAGTAGTTGGATATTAGAAGAATGGAAAACACCAAAAACTTCACGTGCCTGGGGATACTATCGGGTGTTACATGAAGTTGCGTCAAGAGTTAAAGTCAAAGAGTTAACAGTTGCGCCAAAAACATGTTTAAGCATGCAACGTCATGAAAACAGAGCAGAATTTTGGTTTGTAGCCGAAGGTGAAGGCGCAGTGTACACCTTAGACAGTTCTACAGATCATGATTTAGTAGGGACATTTACTGAGCACCAAAGTATTTTTATACCACTAGGGCAATGGCACATGCTATGTAACGAAACAGATGTGCCGTTGAAATTAATTGAAATTCAATACGGTGATAACTGTATTGAAGAGGATATACAACGATTATGATTCCAATTTTTATAGGCTATGACCCTAGGGAAGCAATTGCTTTTCATACCTGCGCTAACAGCATTATTAGACAGGCTTCTCAGCCTGTGCAAATTATTCCTTTGGCCTTGAATTTATTCAAAGACTATAAAGAAACGCACACTGATGGTAGTAATCAGTTTATCTACAGTCGATTTCTTGTGCCACACTTAATGGGGTTCAGCGGCTGGGCTATTTTTATAGATGGCGACATGATTGTGCGTGATGATATTACTAAGCTATGGGATCTTAGAGATTCTTATAAAGATGTAATGGTGGTGAAACATAATTACAAAACCAAGATGTCAGAAAAGTATCTTGGATCAAAGAACGAAGACTACCCAAGAAAAAACTGGAGTAGTGTAATTCTTTGGAATTGCAATAGTTTCCCTAATCGCAAGTTAACCCCAGAGTTTGTACAAAAAGCCACAGGCGCAGAACTGCATCGATTTACATGGATTGATGACGAGCGTCTTGGAGAATTGCCCATTGAATGGAATTGGTTGCCAGACGAATTTGGTCCAAACCCCGACGCTAAACTATTGCACTACACATTGGGCACACCCTGCTTTCATGAATTTGCTGATACACCGCAAGGTGGAGAGTGGCATCGAGAAAGAATGCTAGCTGAATATTGCCTGCAGAGAGACGTTAATGTTTAAAATTTTTATTGGCTGGGATAGTACAGAACCCGAATCTGCTGAAGTTTGTAAATTTAGTATACTTCAACATTTAACTTTGCCAGTTGACATACAGTATTTAAAAATTGACGAACTCAGAAGAGCTGGAGTATACACTCGAGCTAATGATGACACTAGTACCACAGAACATACTTTTACAAGATTTCTAGTCCCGCACTTGTGTGAATATAATGGATGGGCAATTTACGTTGACTCGGATTTTTTATTTACTGCTGATGTGCGAGAACTGTTTCAACAAATTGATGATACTATTGCTGTAAGTGTAGTTAAACATCAATATAATCCTGTAAACAGCTTTAAAAAAGGTAATAAGGTACAACACCAATATCCAAGAAAGAATTGGAGTAGTTTAATGTTGTTTAATTGTAGCCATCCAGAATTAAAAAAACTAACCCCACTTGAAGTAAGCACACAAACTGCACAGGTATTGCATAGACTTGATTGGATTGAAGATCAAAACACAATTGGCAGTTTGTCTAAAGAATGGAATTGGTTAGTAAATTGGTATCATGAGCCTATAGATGGAACTCCAAAAGCATTGCATTACACCGAAGGCGGACCGTGGCTACCGGCTTGCATGAAAACAGAATATGGTGCTCAATGGATGGCTGTATATCATAAGTGGCTAGAAAGTGTCAAATTAGTACCGCAACCCTCGGTATTTGACACAGTGCCCAATGAAATAAAAACACTGTTCCAGGGGATACTAGCACATCGAGTTGATCCCGCAGAACAATATTATCCAGGAGTAAAAGATATTATTTTATCTGGAATTGAAAAATTAAACAATCAAGCAGTATTTGCAGTTGAGGCTGACACCATGGACGAAATTAATTCAAAACATCAAACCAAAGGTAAAGATTATGATCCTTTCCTAAAAAGTTTTATTCAAGGTTCGGGCGGACAAATTACCGTATGGGATAAAGTTGAAACATCAACAACCCCGATAGTAGTGCGTGGGGTCACTAAGCGAAAACACATGGCAGCCTGTCACGACGCTGGCAGAGATTATTACTACATTGACACTGGGTATTTTGGCAATGGGAGGAAAAAACTCTATCATCGAATTACCAAAAATAACATGCAGAACCTAGGCCCAGTAATTAATAGGCCACGTGATAGACTAGGTGCTACAGGGTTTAGAGCTCGAAAGTTTCGTCCAGGCTCGAGTATTTTGCTAGCACCACCAAGTCAGAAATTATTAGCAGTCTATAACATAGATTCGGAACAGTGGATACAAGAAACTATGGACCGAATACGGTTGTTTACTGATCGAAATATTATTTTACGAGAAAAAGCCGGACGTAGCACACGAGTTACCACAGACACCATTGAAATGGCACTGGAACGAGATGTACATTGCTTGGTTACTTTTTCTAGCATTGCTGCCGTAGAAGCAGTGTTGTATGGTAAGCCTGCAATTGTGCTAGGACCCAGTGCGGCTTATAGTGTTTGTAGCACAGATTGTCGAGATATTGAAAACCCATTAATACCCTCACTTGACGAAGTTGAAGAGTGGGCCGCGCATTTGGCCTACTGCCAATTTACAGAAAATGAAATGCGTGACGGTACCGCCTGGCAAATTCTAAATGACCAAACATGATGTTGTTGTTTATCTAAGTTCTTTGAAAGATCAAAGTCCTAGCAGAAAAACACAATGCCTTCTGGCCTTTGCTACTGGCGCACGTTCAGTTGGCGCAACAGTTCATGTTGAAACCGAACACAAGTGGCAGCCAAGCCGCTTGGCAGTGATGTTGGGTTGGGCCAGCCCCGAACAGCGCGGCCAAAACATAAAGTTTAGAGCCGAAATAATACAAAAACAACAAGAATCCGGTGGCCACGTTATGGCCATTGATGCTAATTGTTTTAAATTTGATGACCCGGACAGTAGATATTTAAGATACAGTATCAACGGGGTGTTTTATGATTCCAGTGAGTACGCTAACAAAAACAGCAACGATGTGCAGTGGAATACTATTAGTCATAACTTAAATTTACAAGTAAAGCCTTGGAAAACTGGCGGAGATTATGTGTTGTTGCTGTTACAACGAGATGGTGGATGGAGCATGAAAGGATTAAATCCTCTTGATTGGGCTGCCGATAAAATAACACGATTAAAATCGTTGACAAATTTACCAATTGTAATTAGACCACATCCAGGAAAAGTAGCAGACGTGTCAAAGCTAATAGGTGGTAATGTAACATTGAGTAATCCAGCAACAAGAACATTGAAACAAGATTTAACCCGTGCATCTGCGGCATTGGTTTATAACAGTAGTAGTGGGGTAGCCGCAGTACTCAAAGGTGTGCCGTTGTTTGTAGATGATAGTAGTTCGGTGTGTTGGCAAGTGGCTAATCATGATATTAATCGGTTAAACAATCCCAACTACCCAGATCGAACACAATGGATCTATGACCTTGCTGCCGCACATTGGAGTGACGCAGACAGCGAACAAGGTCTAATATATAAAAAATTCTTACCTTATCTGCCCTGATACCAATCGTTGATTGGGTGCTCGGTATCTCTAAACCACCAATACAAATCTGGCCCTTTCCACTCATTGGCAAAGTGTGTAATGTACCAAGGTATACTACGTGGGTGCGTTAGGTATGCAGAATCATACATAAGTTTTTTTGATTTAACTGGCTTGTCGGGGCTATGCAATCCAATAAAGACAAATTTAGTAGCATGACTGGCAATTAATTCACTAAGCCATTCTAAGTCAGCATCGGGTATGCTACCTAACACTTGTGTACATATCACAGCATCAAATTTTGTACCAGGTTCGGGTAATTGATCAAGACCGGCCACACACGGATCGTACTTAAACACAGTTGTTGCATTAATACGTTCTTGAAAAGTCATCGGTTCTGTTACAGTACCATTGTCTAGTCCATAACAAGCAGGTGTTGTGTATTGCAGACCCTTTCCACAGCCGTAGTCTAAAACAGTCTGTGCTTGATATTTGTCCATCAAGTATCTAATTTGATTGTTATAGTTTTTTGATTCGGCTCCAGACCAATTTTTTTCATTGTTTTTTTGAAATTCGCGTCCCTTTGAAACGCTGTCTAAGTAGTATGTACTTGGCATTTAAAAATCCTGTATTAATTCTTTGTGTTGTGTTATCCATTCCCAAGCAGGTGCAGATTTTGGTTTTAACTCTACTGCCCACTCTGAATAGATCTGCCAATTATTTGGCTCTTTGTAGTCATATCTTAGTAGATACATCTGACAGCTTGTATTTACTGCTCGAGCAGTTGTGTTCATTATTGCCCTAAACATCTTATTACCGCTTTTATCTTTGGCTGCCGTGAGTTTAGCAACCACAGAATCTAAAGGTTCCAATTCTGACTTTCTGGCAATAATTACAAAGTCTGTGACTTTTTTACCAACACGAGCATTGTTTCGTACCATTAACTGATCGTAATACGTGGTAAAATCCAAACCAAGAAATGCAATATCGTTACGACCTTCTGCAATTTCTGCAAGTTCAACTAGTGTATTTTCCATGGCACTTTTAGTAAACCAAACATCTGTTCTAATTTTAATAACAATATCTTCGGGTACACGCTCACAGGCTGTTAGGAAATCCCAGACCTGTACGCCACCGCTAGTGTCAAACGGGCACAAGGGATTGGCTTCGGTTTTTAAGAAATTGTAAACAGTAACGGTATACTTAGACTGTAGTAATTCCAATAACTTTTTGTGGTTATTTTTAGATGTTTGTTGGTGCCTTGCATGGCCAATATAAACTAGTGCAATGTTCATAGGTAGTCGGTTAAGTTATCTTGATCTCGGCGCACATTTATAGCCGTAGCTCTGGGATAAGGATTTGCATCATTATAATCATTGACTAGAATTCTGGCTCCGTTAAGTAACCCAGTAATCAGATTAAATTTTTTAAATCCCAAATCCTGTAACATTTTCACAGTTTGATCATAAAATTCATTGTATCTGGCAGTAGTGAAAATAAGTTGATGCCCATCATCTTCGAGCTGACGTAATCGACGAACAGCATTAATTAATGGCACAGGAGTTGTGCCCAATTCGTCAGGACTCTGAGCCCGTACAATAGTGCCGTCAATGTCGCAAAAGATCACAGACTTATCGTTGTGTTCAAACCAATCCTCGGCTGTGCCAACATCAACATAGTCAGACACCGCTTTAACTGTAAACACTTCATTCCATTCCAGGCATTTTTGTATAACATGACTTACAAATATTTCTGCAACATTTTGATTACTCACTGCATCAAACGCACGACAAAATAACTCTACGCTGTCAAACTTATAACCACCAACACAAAACTTATCTGATACCACTTGTTTTTCAATTATGTCTGTGACAATACCTTGATTGTTAGCAACAACAAAACTTTTACTGCCTAGCCTTTTTAACACTTCGTGTTCGGCAATGCCAGATGTACAAATATAATTGCCTGGGGTAATTTCATGATCAAAGAAACTGTCGCAGTCTTTAACTAATAATTCCTGAGCCGGGTCCAACCCTGCTAGCTCAATTATTTTTCTAACAGTATCTGCTGGGCCTTGTGTAAGTTCTTTAAGCACAACAACTCGAACACCGTCACCATATTTTTTAGCAAGATATTGATCAATGGGAAATTCTCGGTGATGTCGTTCAAGTACGCCAATGGTTATTGAGTGTTGGCCAACAAATGATTCAATGGCACGGTCGATCATTTTAACACCCGAGTATTCAGTTAACGTATACTTAGGGCGCATGTTTGGAAAGCGGGAACTAAGTCCGGCTGCTGGAATTACTATTTCCATAATCTATTAATTTCCTTGAGTAAAAATGTGTGTTCCTGTGATCCCACAGTAGCATGTCTATATACACGTAGTAACATCAGTATTAAAATATAGTTATTATTGGATTCCGGCCATCGATCAAATAATTCTTGTTGAGTCTGCTGTAGCTTGTTTTCTATCATTGCTGGCGCATTTCTCAAAAACCAACGGCACTCTAAATCCTGTCTCATTTTTGCAATATCAAAAATAAAACTATCATAGGGCACAGTGACACAGTCAATCATGTAAAACCCGTCTGTGGTGTGTATTAGATTTTCTAAAGTAAAGTCACCGTGATATTCAGACTGCGGCAAGTACTGCGGTAGACGTTCAAGCAACTCTTTTTCTCTAAATGGCAACAGTGAAAAATCTACCTGGGAACTTAGACTTTGATAAGCACTGGTATAGTCTTTACTCACAGTATTTTCTGACATGCGTTTAAAAAGTCTAACCAAAAACTTTATTAGTGTGCTGGTGGGATTGGTTAACAAATAACTGCGCATGTCTAGCCCATGAATATATTCCATGTCAAACGAACTGCCGTTTACTTTATAAACTTTGGGTACTGGAAAATGTTCTTTAAGAGCGGTTAAGCGTTCTAGGTTGCGATCAATATTGCCATCCTTGCGAACAAACAAACGCCCGTGTTTGTTCATTAGCATTACGCTTGAACCAGAAAATCCTGCAAAAGTCTTAACAACACGAGCTGCCATGTCATTTAACAGCTACCACACGACTATCAATATTAGTCTTACTGTATTGATTGGGTTCTACAAATACTCGTGAGAATCCGGCCGCAGTAAACAAACGACTCATACTTTCGGCGCTATATCCCCATTTGTGTAACATAGCTGGATTAGGATATCTAACTGAATCACCAAAAATGCCACTAATGGTGCGCTTCTGAACTTTTCGATCTTCGGTGTACAAGCACGTGGGGTCAGCGACAATAGCTTGGCACATCTTAAGAAGGTCCGGCCATTCAATTGCAACCAATCCGCCAGATTTTAATATGCGGTGCCACTCTTGAAACATAGTTGGTACTTGCTCTCGACTAATATGTTCAATAACATGCACGGACAAAATTTCATCTACACTGTTATCAGTTATGGGATATTCACTAGCAATATCATGTATGGTAACATTGGGATCGTGCGACATGTAATCACCGTCAACATTTAAATAGCCTTCAAATAATCGATTACCGCAGCCAAGGTGTAACCGAACCTGTTGCCCGCTGTTTATCAATTCATTTACTTTTTTATCAAGCATTCTTGGTTCCGATTAAATTAATTAACAGATAGGGTATATATTTTTTAATTGGCTTTCCTTGATCGTCGCAAGCAACGTGTACCCATTTATTGTCCCTGCCAATTTCGTTTTTATTAATCCATCGAATGTCACCGTCCATTTCAGAAGAATAGGCATACCGGTCCCATGCAAAGTCAGGAAACAGATATTCTATAGCTTTAAAACTATAACGATAATAGTCATCGGGATAGGCATGATACCGCCAAGCCCAAGGCACACAGATATAAAGTTTGCCACCAGGCTTAACTACCTCAGCGATTTTTTCTGCCATAACCCAAGGATTTGGTACATGTTCCATTACACTGCAACAAATTACAAGATCAAAATGATTTTTAGGCAATGGATTTTCGGGCGCTGTTAAATCGCAGACAACGTCAACGTCAGAGCCGGGCACCAAGTCTGTGCCAATGTATTCTGTGGCAGTGGGTGCAAAATATCCACGAAATCCAGTGGAATTTTCTCTGGCTCCTACTTCTAACACCGAACCTGTCACAGTTGGGCATACTGTCTTAATATAATGTAAATCGTTTGGGCTTCCCATGTTATATCCTTTGTTGTTTATATATTACGTTTTTTAATTGCGTATTCTGCCGCTTCCCACCAACGTTGTGCAATGACGTTGGGTGAATAATTTTGTTTGGTGTACTGTTGTCCTTGAGCAATGCGTTCCAATACTTGGTCAGGGTGAGCTTGTGCCCACTTAATGCCTGCAATGTAATCTTGTTGCCAGGTGTAGGCATCAAACTCTACATAGCTGGCCAAAGGACTAGTTACAACAAACTTTCCGCTGATCAATCCATCAATTAATCTATTAGCACTCTTGGTATCAGTTCTGTGATTCTGCGATTCAACTGGCATTAACACAATGTCACAGTCTTGCATCTTTTCACCCTGTAATTCCCATGTCCAATCTAGTATACTAATTTTATCAAAGTTAATTCCGGAGAATACTCCACGACGTTGGCGTTCCTTCATTTTATTAGTGATGCGTTCAGCTTTGGCTGTGACCATGGTAAAGTGGTAGTTGCCAATTTCACGTTCTAGTCTTTGCCACAGTGTCACCCAATCAACAAACTTTAAACTTGCGCCTGACCCAAACCACAACAATTGTATGGGTTGGCGGTTATCAAATGCCGGCGCCAGCTCAGGACGCTCGCAAGGGTCCGGGATAACGATACTGTCTCGGCCTGTGTGTTCTTTGACACTCACAGCCATTTGCTCACTGTTGACTGTGATAAAGTCAGCGGCTAGACAACAAGGCAAGTATTCTTCTTTCTCATCAAATTTGTTATCGCACAAGTCGTAGACTACAACAGCACCACGATTACGTGCTTCAATCAAATGTTCAGGTTGACTGTGCTTGAGCGCAACAAACACAGTGTCTGCGTCAATGCCGTCAAAACTGGCCAATGCTGTAGCTGCCTTGCCTTGAGCTTGCAGGTTTTTTGCAGTTAGTTCGCCACGCAGTCTATGACTAGCCCTTGACGATTTTATTTTTGAACTAAAAAATCTAATATTCATTGCCATCCCATGATCCAATCATCTTTGACTTGTTGTAATACAACCATGCCCCAACTCTTTAATAAATCAATTGCGGCATACTGTCCGTAATCACTGCTATAGGCATCGTGCGGTTTTTGTTCCACTACAACCACCGGACGACACCGACGAATTGTTTGTTCAGCACCTTGAATAACGCGATATTCAAACCCTTCGCAGTCCATTTTGATGTAGCTTATGTCGTCAAAGTTGTAGCTGTCCAATGTTCTTACTTCAGTTTCACCACTGCCAATGCTGTCTGGAGCAATATGTGTATGTCCCATGTTGCCCAATGTGACATTCATTTTTGCCCAAGTGTGTTCGTTTCCCAAGGCTTGTTCATACACTGTGAAATTTGTTCTAGTGACATTTTTAGATAAACAATCACGAAACAACTGCACAGGCTCAAATGCAATTACTTGATCAAAGCGTTCAGTTAAGTCACGACTCCAAAGTCCCACATTGGCCCCGATGTCTATTGCGGTTTTGCGATTAGTGCAAAGCTCTAAGCTACGATCCCTGACTTGATATTGATACCTAGCCGGACCACCTTTGCTTACACTTTTTAAAAGCATACGTTGAAAATGATCCTCGCCCTCAGGAAACCACCATCCCATAAATTCATTCATAATTGTTCATCCAATATTCGTTTTGCTGTGCCATTTTTTAATTCGTCATTGTGAAATTGACCGTAGGCTAAATGGCAAGCCCACTCATGTACTTGATCTGTGTCCGGAAACCACGGTGAATCAATTTTAGTAAGATCGGTGTTTGACACTGGCAATGCCGCATTTGATGGGGCAAGTGTAAACACTGGAACACCGGCCAACACAGATTCTGTGGCTGCGATACTATTGTATGTAACCAAAGCAAATACATCTTTTAAATTTGATTCTAAATCGTTGGCAACTCTGGCCTGTCGGTTGGGATTACGTTCTCTAATTACAATGGGCCGATCTGTGTGCTTTTTTATTTCATTGATGGTATCGGTTAACCACTGGGCTTGATCTATACCATAAAAAATACAAGGCTTTTCGTCTGGAGCGGCAATTAATATATGTTTGCCCCTGACTTGTTTAGTATTGATTTTAATTTGCAATCGGTCCCAACGGTCGCTGGGACGTTTAATCACAGTTCCGTGTTGTAGATTGTTGTTGACTATGCGATGCCAAACTTTCCATCCATGCGGGTTCAACGGATTTTTTCTATTTCCCACATACCCAGAATCCATGTATCTAAATCTTCGTTGATCCTGCCAGCATTGTTTGATTATCTTGTGTTTCATTATTCCGCGGATTACTAAAGGATCGTTGGATTGACTATAGTCCCAGGTTTCAAGTGCGGTAGCTACTGCACCACTGCCGTGTGCAAACATTTCGACGTATTCGTCGTTGTTGTTTTTACTTAAATATACCCAATTCATTGTGGAAGTGATTGCCAATAATTTTCAGTGCGTTTTATTTTAAGATCTTTGCTGAAACTTTTACCAGTGTCTTTTCTTTTACCTTTGAGATGGTCCAAGTATGCACCCCATGCACTGTTAATGACGGGATGCCCTTCACCTTTGATTATTCCGCGGCTCCAATCAAGCTCTCGACACTGCATGCTTTGCCTTACAGCATCAAACACAAAACTATCATGCCATTCGTCTAGATTAAAAATAATGTCTTGATCGTAATATTCTTGAAAACGTGACAAGAATAATTGTCCCATGCTAGTTTTTAAATTTATTGCATACAGCCCGCACTCACTGTATTTGCCAGTACGCCCAAGGAAACATAAATCGTAGTTTGTATCACACATGCCAGTTAAAAATTCTTTGCTCATTGCACTATGGCATACCATGTCAGCATCCATCCAAATAAGCCAGTCAGCATCAGTAGTTCTTGCTGCCTGAAATATAGCATAAACTTTGTGCGCAAAACGTACAGCGTCCCATTTAAATCCTTTTCCAGCATCCTTGCGTTGACTGCGTATTGGATCGTTGGTTACATCACCATTTGCTTTGGGAACACCGCGCCAGCGATTTTTAAATGTTACTAAATCTGGACAAGTACCGTGTAGGTCAAACACTGTTAAATTTGGTGCAGTTTGATTAACCTGACAGTCTTCAGCATAGACCTGTAGTTCAACCGACGTTGGCCAATTTTGCAGGAATGTGTCAATCATTCTTTGACCGTATTGATTATATCCACCTTCGTTAAACGTGGTAATTACTGTATACTTCATAAGGTTATTTAGTGATGAAAAGTTTGGCCTATTATCCTTTGCAATGTGCAAAAAATGCACAC